TCAAAAAAAGTACACGGAGATAAATATGATTATTCTTTAGTTGATTGTTAATGCACATACTAAAGTAAAAATAATATGTAAAATACACAATGAGTTTGAACAAACGCCGAATACACATTTATGTGGTAGTGGATGTAAAAAATGTGCTACCATAAGAACTGGTGAACTTAATAAAAATAGGGAACAAAAATATAGAAAAATTAAACAACTTACTAAGGATGGTGAATTAATTAAAATTTGGGATAATATTAATGATATCGTAGATGAGTTAAAATGTACCAAACCTAGTATATATCATTGTGCACAAGGTAAAAGAAAATCAGGTAAAGGTTTTAAATGGGAATATGTATAAAAAAAGAGGATAGCCAATTAAGACCATCCCCCTTATATAAATTTAGAAAACCTAAACTAGAGAAATTCTAATTACGAACCTACAGTAATATCAGTTCCTAATAGAGAACCTTCCATTAAATAGATTCCGTTAGGAGATTTCCAATTCACGGTGAGATTTGCGCCATTCATATCTGTAAGTGCAACACCTAAAGATGCAGTAGATTCAGTTGCTCTACCAGCTGATTCAACACCACAGAAGTAAAAATCACCCGCGTTAGATTTAACCACCGCAAAAAGAGGTGCTCTACCAATCGCAACCAATAGATTTCTTAAATCTGCGTCTAATTCGATAAATTTAAGTGATAAGTTAGTATCATAATAAACCGTACCATTTTCTCTTGAAATGGTGCCGGGTTGTTCGATCCCTGCGAACTCAATATCTTGATCCATCAAGTATACTGATTCTGTAGTAGTTACACCTGTGATTACGTTGTCTGCGTCAAAAGTAAAAGTTGCGTCTGCGTCCCAAGTACCTAACCATACCTTCTCAACTCCGCCCACACTTGAACATCCTGCAACGAATCCGGTACTTAATACACAATTAAAAGCCATAATATATAATTTTTTTTATTTTTTTATTATTTAATTATTTTTTTTTATTAAAGAGGGAGGTTTATGTTCCTCCCTCTATATTTTTTTTAGATTATACTAATGTGAAATCTACAACAAATCCAGGGAATGCGAAGTTTACACCTACTTTACCTTTGAAAAGGAAACGGATTTCATCATTATCTTGTGAATACCATAAAGAAAATGATTCAAAATCGTTTAACAAATCTGTTCCGAAATATAAGTTAGACGCTTTTGAAAGAACCATTCTGTTCGTACCATTCAATCCTCTAATTGCTATCAATCTGCAATTAGTTCCGGGAATCATTTGTGAGAAATCTTGTCCTTGATTCTCTGCTCCTGAGTATGCGAATAAGTTAGCATCTCTCAACGCTTTAGCGTACAATCTGTATGTTTCATAACCTACAAACAAATGTAAATCATCAGAATTGATAATGTCTGTTGGAATCGCAGCAACCATATCATCAACTAAGTCGATAATGTTAGATGCAGTAATCGCAGTTGCAGAAGAAGTGTTACCAGTAACTACGTTACCTGCCTCATCATCAATCACTTTAAGGAAACCATCACATAACGCTAGGTTACCTACACCAGTTGATGTATTACCTTTCCAGATGATGTCTTCGATAGTTGCATTCACTTTCGCCGCCTTTTCTTCTGTGAAGATTTGTTCGAATGGCATCTCTGTGTTATACGAACCAGCGTTCATCATCTTTTGTGTGTAATACTGTTCTAATGTATCTAAACAAATAGATTCATTTATTTTCAAAGGACATACACTCAAATCTCTTTGTGTTAAGATTGTAGTACCATCCTCATTCCATCCACACGCACCTGCTTGCATTACTAAGTCTGAATCGATAATATTTATCGACGCACTTGACTTTACATCAGGCTGAATTGTAATCAAACTAGTTGTTCTACCTTCTAGCACTGATTTTCTGATAAGTTCCATTTTTAACTCATCAGTGTAGGTTGTTAAACCTGCTACATTTAAACTCATAATTTTAAATTTTTTTAATTATTATTATTTTTTAGAGAAGAATTTCAATTTTTCCTCTCTACTAATTTTATTGAACGAAATCTTTTCTTTAACAGTAGATTCTTCGGATGGTTCTCCTAAGAACTTATTAAACTTAGATTTAAATTCATTATTTTCTTGTTTTAATTTCTCTAATTCTTCTTTCATAGATTTGATAGAATTAAAAATCTCTTCCATTTCTTTTTCTTTATATCCGAGTTCTTCTTCTTCTACCACTTCTTCAATAGAAACCAATTTACCGTCTTCGATAACGATTGAAGTACCACCTTCTAAATCGTGAGGTCCGTCTGGCGCAGGTTCTGTCATTTCTTCATCTAAGAATAAAGGAGTTCCTTCAACCAATTCTGTTCCTTCATAATAAATGGCAACACCATCAGTTCTCATTACATTAGACATTTCAACTTCTACTACTTCTTTTTCCTCTTCCATTTCAACTTCTACCTCTTCTTCAACTAATTCTTCGGTATCTTCCATTTCTTTTTCAGTAATAGACTCAATAAGACCGTCTTTTACTGTAATAACTAAACCGTCAACAGAAACATATTCTCCATCTTCTAGATCGATTACACCATCTTCAGTTACCTCTTTAATTTCAGATCCTTCTTTTAAATCACTTACTCTGATAATCTTACCATCTTCGATTTTAACATCTACAAAATTCACATTTTCTTCTTCTGATGTGAAAAATTTTTTGATGTTTTCTATTACTATTTTCTTATTCATATTATTAATTATTTAACATAAAATATTATTATTGTTTATTTGTTTACTTTTAACCGTTTACAGAAGTATTGAACTTATCTTTTATGTTTTTAATGAAATCAAAAGATTTTGTGATGTAATGTATCAATCCCCTATCTTTATTAATTTTTTTGATGTTTTCATCCATTGAAAACACCTCAATAAAACATAATACACCCGACCCTAATTTTGTGATTATAAATGGTGTGTCGATAAACATTCCAAAAACCAACTTGTCTAATAAGAATATTAGTAACATCGCAGATGTATATATTATTAATTTTGTTATTATTCTCGCCAATTTTCTGGATGTAATCTCTTTTTTCAATTTCTTCGCAGTATATAGTCCTAACAGTGTATCAGAGAATATAAATACAGATACTAATATTAAAAGAGGTAATACAGGTGTAAAATAAACGAATAACACACTTAAAATCATTAAAACATATTCTTTCATATTATTTAATATTTAAAATTCGTTTTATTTCATCGTAGACAAATTCCTCATCAGGATGTTCTAACATTTTATCTATTTTAGAATATACTTGTTCGATTAATTCATCTTCAAAAACTTCTGAGAACATTCCTTCCAAACTAAAACCTTTGAACTCACCACTCATCACAGTATTATTCCAATAATCCTCATCCTCAACAAAGAAAGACGCCATCCAAGTCCCATTGGGTACATCAAAGATATTCGTTTTAGTTCGTTCGTTTACAATAAACGACTCAATCATATAAACATCTTTAACTTGTCTTTTAGAATCGTGGTGTTCGTTCACTTTATGTATTTTATTCTCTTTGAAATACTTTTTCATCATTTGAGAAATGGTTTTTTCACTGAATTTGATGAAATACTCACCAATAAAAGGAGAAAAACGAATAATAGGGGTTTCCGCCAACATAACAGGTCCTGTTAATATCCTTTCAACCTCATTCTTTTCAAACATTTGTTTTGATTCTTTAGAGAACATTTTCCATTCTACTTCAGTGGCGGGCATATCTACAAAAGATATTGCGTCTACACCACTTTGCATATCATCAAAGTCAATTTCTAAATATACTAAGGGTAACTTTTTTTCTTTGTTTTCTGACATAGTAATTTTATTTTAAATATTTTTTTTTTATTTTAGTTTACTTTTAGATTAATATTCAGAATTTTCCTTTATCCTTCTAATTTTCTTTTGTTTATCAGATATCTCAGTTTCAACAACATAAGCCTTAATGGTTTGTTGTTTATTATTTTCTTCATATTTATTAGTATTACCTCCAGATGTTCCTTTATCTAATGTAGATGGCACTAAAGGTACTCCGCCGCCAGATTCATTGATTGCACTTAAAAGACCTGCGAACATTTGAGATGAATTAGAGTTAATAACCATTTCTCCGGGTGCGAGTAATGATGATACACTATCAACTTCAGATGGTGCACCCGGTACAATACCTCCTCTTGCTGCTCTAAATTGTTGTGCAGAAATAACTCC